ATCGAACACAAACGGATATTTCCCATGGTCGTAGAATCCGCGTTCCGCGTATTCCGGGTCGTTCTCGGAGGCATAGAGCACTTCGCCGTTGCAGAATTTACAGAAGTGCAGTATATCCCGGCCATTGCGCGATACCTTGTAATACCAATCCACCACGGCGACTTTCTTCGCGGTGTCAATGGTGTCATCATAGACATACTTGGCTATGTCGATGGTAGGGGAGGAGAGCCCTTCCCGGAGAAAAGGGTATCTCTGCGCTATGAGCTCCTGGTCAATCAGATCGACGTGGAAGAGATTGCGGGATTTCTGTATATCCGTGATCCCCGGTTCCCAAAAGATATTGAGGAGATCAAGGTCTCGAATATCAATATCCCCCAGGCCGTTATTCTTCGTGGGCGACCAAAACACGCCCTGGACGCCCGTCCCATTCTTCAATTTGTACCACCACATATCCGAATAGGTTTGCTCGTAGTTGTTTTGTTCCAGAACCACGGGGAGGATGGAGGATAGGAGGTCAGCGTCCATTTCATCATCCTTCTCGCGGGGGAGAACGGCAGGCGTCGGGTAGTTGTCCATCGCGTCAGCGTGCTTATTCGCAATGCAGTTGAGCAGCCATGCAGAAGAGGGCTCGGGGTCGCCGGGATTGATGCTCTTGGCATTGGCGCGAATCTGATCCCAATGGCGCATTTTATACCATTGCTCATTCTCAACAATGCGCTGCTCCAGGTTCGATTTCCCGGCTTTGTATTCTTTTAGGGTCTGCTCCGCTTCAAGAATGGCCTCTTTCCCGATAGGGCCGACGCGCCCAATATCCTCTGCGGGTATCGGCTCTTTCACCAATACGCCCTTGTCCTGGGGGATGGCCTGGGGTTCAGCATCCCCGCCCTTGTTTCTGCGTTTGAAAAGCGGCATGGTCGTAATCCTCCTTTATAGCCTATAAAATGCGTATTTATCGTTTGCCCTCTCGTCCTTCCACAGATCAAGCGGATCGTATTTTATCGGCGGTTGCAACACGCTTTCACGCGGCGCGATGGGGTTGAGCATACACATATAGCGGCATTCGTCCGCGATGTGATCTTCCTGCTTTGTGTCCAAATCCTCGGGCTTGTTTTCGCTATATACAAGCGTTGGGATTGTCCGTATAAAGCCCTTGCAGCAATCGAATACATACATCATCGGGTGGCCGTTCTCGTCGAATGCCATCCGATAATGCATCTGCATCCAGCCGGGAATGCGGGAGTTATCCCCTTTGCGAAAGTAAACGCCATTATCTGAGGCAATTTCCGCGATGGATACGCCGCCGTTCTCCTGCCAGATCGACGGATCGGCTACACCCTCAATGTAATAGCCTTTGAGATACGGGTGTTCGCGCTCTATCCTGGCTATTTCGCTGAATATCTTGGGTACGGGCCACTTCACGCCTTCGTCCGGCGTTGCCGTGCAGCCGTAGAGCTCCAATATTCTGTACATGACGCCATCGTGATCCACGGCCCACCAGCCGCAGGAGAATGGTTTCGCATATCCGAAATCGAAGCTGCGGTATCGCTTCCAGGTCTTGGGCGGGTTAAAAGCAGGAATAACATGGGTAAGCACGCGCTCCTCGTATCCCCTCGGGTTGTCGGAGAACTCTTCAAAGAATTGGCCCTCGAATATATCCCATCTTCCATGCAGCCATGCGTCGCGCAGTTTGGGCGGGAGCGCTTCAAGCTGCTTGATGTATTTGGGCTGGCTTTTCATAAGGGCGTCGTTGTCCTGGACGAGCGCCTGGATAAAGGAATATTCGGAGGGGTCTTCATCGTCCTTGTACCGCCTGTCTATGAAAAGCCGCTTCACCCATGCATGGCCCTTGCCGCCTGGGTTGCAAGTGAGGTATACGCGTTTGGGGAACGAGTTGACGCCCCGCAAGCAGGCCACGAACATACGGAATACCTTTTCTTCAAAGTGCGTGGCTTCGTCAATGAAGATCACATCCGCCTCTGTGCCCTGGTAGTTGTCCATATCCGCTTCCTTGGCGCAGTAGCGGAAGAGGATGGTGGAGCCGTTGCGGAATGCATATTCCTTCTTGCTGTCGTTGTACCGGGCAAATCTTTTCCCGATCATCTTGCGCATGGGCTCTATGTGGTTCGCCCGCAGCTCCGGGTAGGAGCGACGAATAATCATAATGATGATCCCCGGATAGCGGAGGGCGAGGAGGATGGCTTTCACGCGGACGGCCCAACTTTTCCCGCCGCCGCGTGCGCCGCCATAGGCGATGTAGGGATGTTTGTCGGAGAAAAACAGCTTTTGCTTCTCGCTCGGCGTCGGTATTCGCAGCTTTGCCATTATTCCGACCACCCTTCTTCTTCGGGAGTGGAGAACTCTACGCTGAGGTCTTTATCATCGTCCTTCTCGGCTTCCGCCTTGGCCTTATCGATCCGCAGCCGTTCCGCAGCAATATCCATGGCAGACTGCTCTTGAATTGTGGGGAGGTCATAGATATTCCGCAGCACATAGGCGAGGTCTTTCATGGCCCCGGTTAAATCCTTGATGGCTTTGGTGTCGATCTTCTTAAATTGGCGCTCCTCAACCTTGGTTTCGCCCATACCAAGGCCCTCGGTGATGATGTGACGGGTGAACTGTTCCGTATCATCGAATATCTCAGCGATCACCTTGCCCATGCTGTCAGCCGCAGATTGGAGCCGGAGCAGCCTATCCGCATTCGTGGAGGACGTCCTGGCAGCGACTTTTTGTACTGTGCTCGTTATCACATTGTTACGGTGCCTGTTACGTTCATCCACCCAGCCTTCACGCTTCGCTCGATCTCCAAGCGTGCGGAAAGAAACGCCCCATTTCTCGGCCAATTTCCGATAGCTGATGTCCGTCGTGATGTATTCGGCTTTGATGGCATTCCAATCCGGCATCGGTTGTCACACTCCCACCACGAGGATACCTGTCACATAAAATCTTTTCTCCCCACTTCTGCGGGAAAATTAAAAACCGCCCTCACGGGCGGTTTCGCAATCCGGCGCGTCACACGATGATGTTGTCTCCTGTCTCTTCCACATACCCAGGGCCACACTCCGGGCATTCCAGCACATGCAGGGGTGTCTCTGCCAACCGAACCGCCAGCCATTTCCGATAACAGCGCTTGCATACCACCTTTGACGCAACAAACAAATCCTCGGGCGCGGGGTCTCTCTCTGGAAGGAGGGGTTTGACGTCGCTGGGCTTAATATCCTGGAGCTCGACCGGGAGCTCTGTCGGGTCGAGGCGTTTGAATTTGACCATGGGCTTAATTTGAAGGGAGGGGCCAATCCATCGAACAATATCAGCTGCAAGCGCTTTGTTTTCCGTCACTCTTGCATATTCCCGCAATGCCGCCACGGCAGCAGGGTCTTTCATCGGGCGCAGCACAAAGCAATCTGCTACTTCCTCGCCCGTGTCCGCTTTATGAACTATGTATTTCCCGTATAATCCCTTCTGTTCCATCTCTCTTGCCTCCTTCAACATTCTACAAATGGTTTTGTGGTCATGCGGATATGAGAGCGGTTTAACTTGCTCTTTGCTCCTGCCGTTTTCTGCTTTCGGCTTCAAGCGCCCCCATTTCGGGCCTTTCCTAACTTGCTGGCAATTTGCCGCTTTCATTGCTTCACGACGCATGGCGGCAAATATGTCCACAACACTCATAACGCTTCCTCCTCGTCCTGTCGTTTCATCCTCGGCGGGATGGCATTGAACATCCTGCTTCCGCAGCCATAGCAATATGACCAGGGATACGGTTTGTAGCAGTATAGGCCAACTACATTGCGAGAGCCGCACGCGGAGCACTTTGCCATTCTGGTTCCTGTGTCGATCTCGTCGATCCAGTAAGCGCCCGTTTCAAATGCAATCTGCTTTCCATCAAACAGCGCCATCCTGCTTACCTCATTCATCTATGGTGAAGCACGGCACATATTCCATGCTGAACGGAACTTCCTGCATCGTGCCGCCGCACGGGCAAGAATAGACCATAGCCCTTTCTTCATCGGTTATGTCATCCGGCAGACCAACCGAAAAGAAAAAACCGCAATCTGGACAACGCAAACTAATCATGCCTTCCATTCCTGTTCGCCTCCTTTTTTCTGCAATCTCTGAAATATCCACGCAATAAGCTCTTTTCTGCAATCTTCGCATAAATCATAGCTTGCTCTTTTCCCTTCAAGGAAGATTTCGTCAAACGCCACTTTATGATCCGTGATGTCAATAATGCTACCGCATTTGTATTCTTTCTCGCACTTGTCACAAATCAGCTTTTTCGCCATCCTGTTCGCCTCCTTCCGCTGGCTGGCGGAGAAAGTTCCGCATTGCGTTTTTGCATCCTGCGGTTTTCAGTCTAATTTCTGTATGCAACAGCTTATTCGCCAAGCGAAGGTTCTCCCGAACAAGATCCACGACGTTCATTTTTTCAGCCAACGCCATGACCGCTTCAATTTCCTCCGGCTCCAGCCCGGTATCCTCATAATCAGCCAGACGATCAGCAACCGCCCAATCCGGGGTATGTCCAAGTACCCCCGCATGCCCATTCTTTAAGCGGATTGTCAGCCTATCCATTGTCCTGCCCCCCTCTCATGTCGGCCCCGCACTCGGGGCAGAAGTTGTATCTTTCTCTGGACACATAAGAGCAAACAGAACACTCCGGGTGATAGTTAAACAACTCGCTCTTCCTCCACTTCCCCCGCGCCACGGGCCGCAGAAGCCCGTGTTCCACCTTCCAGCAAGGGATTTCGCAATCGCGGCGGCAATCCTCGCATGGGTCGATGTTTTTATTCATTACTGCCACCTTTCTGGCTCATATCAGCCCCGCAGTTAGGGCAGAAAGGCCAATTATCCGCTTCTCCCGGAGGCAAATAATCATGACAAGCCGAGCAGTACGCCGTGTTTATTACGCCATCGTTATAGGACGCGGCTGGCACCCACTCCCCCCGCACCACAGGCCGCACATCGGCGGCGGGAGCGCAAATAACTACGCTGCGTACATCGGAAAACAGCCTAAGAATATCGCCATGTTCTTCATAGGCCCTAAACGCCTTGTCTATTCCGCCAAGCGCGCAGTCCCGGCTGATATAGTCACTCATTGTTGGCCTCCTCTCTTCCACCGTCAAATATCCCCCTCCGGGCTTTGCTATGCGGGTCATAGTGCCTCCTTCGTCCTTGCCGCAATAATCGCTGGCCGCGCCCACAGCCTTTGAAACTTTCGCCATTGCTTATCTGTCTGACCTTCGTTGTCCCGATAGAGCATGGCATACGGCATAAATCCGGCGTCCAGCGCATCCATGAGCCTCTTTTCGGCCTTCTCGAACGTATCCCCTCGGTATCCAATCAGCACATAGCAGCGCAAGGAGTGGCTTGCAATGGTGAATCCTACATCCCGCAGGAGTTTTCCTGCCTCACGCAGCGGCTCCAGATCGTCCGGGGTGTCATAGGCGAAGAACATTCGCTTTGCCTTCACCCGCCGCAGCTCCTCCACGTGCCACGGTTTGAGGATTTTCGCCTCTAATCCCCCCGTGAATATGGGGCGCTCTGGCTGGCGGGCCAGCATATCGAATACCGCTTTGACGTGTTCTTCTGAACAGGCAAGGAGGTTATCGTCCAGCACATTCCAGCCCTCGGTGATCGGCAGCTCCCGCAATGCGCCGCCCTCCCGCTTCGGCACCGCACAGAACCAGCAATGATTGGGACAGCCTCGGGAGGTAATGACGTATCCGGGCTTCAAATACCTTCCCGGAACAAAATCGCCCCCCGGCTCGTTGAACGCTGGCCCTCCCATCTTCACAGGTACGCCCACCGCCTCCCATTGACGGGCCAGATATTCCGCCCTGGGCATATCCCAGGTGAAGGCTACGGAGATATGAACTTCATCGATCTCCGGCAGGCACAGGAGAGGCGGCGGGGTATCAACAAATGCCAATTCATCCGTTGGCGTCGCCGCTGTCCGGCGCGGGAATACTCTCGCTATTCGCATGATCTTCCTCCTCCACTTCATGCCCCAAGCATCCTTTCTTCGGGTCGAAGTTGTCGCACCCGTCCGCTGCTATGAGTTCATGCCCCCTGGCTAATTCCTTTTCAAGAAAATGCCGAACCTCCTGCGCTGTTTTAAGTCTATTGCCATCCACGATGATGAATGGCGCTATGCCTTCAAGGTCTTTGTCGTGGAGGTTCAGCAGCCCCCGCACCGAAGTTGATATATGTATTCTCCTCATTGGTTTCTCCTTTCGCTCTCTCGCCTCATACTCTCTGCCCCAGCTCATGCTTCCTCCAGTTCACTTGCCCAGCACGCGAAAGGCATTTTTACGCGCCCATGTACCGCGCAAGTGGCATTTTCTTTCACATACTCCGGCAATCCAGAATATCCATCAGCCTTTACGAACCGCCCGCATATCGGGCATAGTCGGTAATAGATAGGCGAAGCCTCGCCGCTGCCATACTGCACCCAGGGGTGCCATACCTCGGGATTGATCTCGATTTGCCTTGCAAAGCCCTGGTATGTTCCCGAAAGGCCATCCTCATTCATGCGCCCACATTGGTTGCAACCGACGCAGATTATTCCGTAACTGTCCGGGTTGACGCAATCCGCAAGCACGGAACGGCAGACGTAAGTATAACTCATAGGGCTTTCTCCTTGATGTACCGCATAATCGCCCGAATAGCGTCCTCGCAGCCATAGCACACATCCACGCGGTAGCCAGCGGAGGAGAGGAAGTCGATCCAATCCCGTTGCTCCGGGGTCGGCTTATTTGCGCCATACTTCATTTCGATGTATAGCCCCGCGTACCCGCCAAGGGGGACGGGGAGGCACAAATCCGGGACGCCCTTTTTCACGCCAGCGGCTTTGAGCCGTCCAGCGGTGGCCTTGTTCCTATGCCCGCCGTTGGGGATATGGAACAGCCGCCCCAGTACAGGATAAGCGCCCTTTTCCAGCTCGGCCCATTGAATGAGGGCCATCTGCTCGCGTTCTTCGTGTTGCTGCATGGTCTATCTCCCTTCGCACTCGAAAGCGTATCCGTAGCGCCGCCGCCCGCAGGCTTCACAGGTGATTTTGACGTCAGCGCCCAGGGAAACGCGGGTCACTTTGGCAAACTTCCCGCTTTTTTGAGGGCTTCACCGCAGGGGCGGCAAAGCAGGCGGGTTTCAGCTTTTGTCCTTTTCAGCACGGTTTTTCTCCTCGTACTTCCGCATGAGCGCCG